GAGGAGGAACACCAAGAAGAGCAAGAACCCGAAACTAAGAAGCGAAAATCTAATGTGGTCGCTCCCGCTACGCGGAGCACGTCGCCAAAGAAGGTGACATTAACGCGAACACAAGTGGCTATCGCTAAGAAGTTAGGAGTACCGCTCGAACTATACGCCAAAAAGGTTGCTGAAGAGATGAGGAATAGATAATGGCTGATAACAGACTAGATCGTGAATTAGAAACCCGTGAGAAAACTGCTCGTAAAACTGCATGGAAACGTCCAGAGGTTTTACCGTCCCCTAATCAAGAAGAGGGGTATGTATATCGTTGGATTAGGATTTCTACCCGAGGAAATGTAGACGGCATGAACGTCTCATCTAAATTGAGAGAAGGTTGGACTGCTGTGAAAGCGTCAGATCATCCAGAAATTACACTTGTTACTATCGAGAACGATAGATTTAAAGACAATGTAGTTATTGGTGGATTGATGTTATGTAAAGCGCCTGTGGAGATGGTTGAAGAGCGTAATGCTTATTATAACCAGCAATCAGAGTCGCAAATGGCTTCAGTCGATAACAACCTTATGAGGGAAAATGATCCTAGAATGCCCCTATTTAATGATAGGAAATCTAAGGTCACTTTCGGAAAAGGCTAAATTAATTTAATTTTTAGGAGTTTTACAATGGCTACTACAGCTTCTCCATACGGTTTCGTGCCAGTGAAAAAGGCGGATGGTACCCCTTTCACTCAAGCACAAGACTCGTTTCCAATTAAAACCGCTGCTACCAACATTGGCTACGGCACAATCGTTTCGCTAAGTGCTGGTGAAGTGATTATGGCAGCGGGCACGGGCGCTAACGCTGTCGCTAACAACTTTGGTGGTTCTAGTGTCGGTGCTCTTGGTATTTTTGTTGGTTGTGAATACATTAACGCTGAAGGTCAATTGATATTCAGTCAGTATTACCCAGCAAGTACCGCAGGTGCTACTGCTTATGTTGTTACTGATCCGGGTGTAACTTTCCAAGTCCAGTCTTCTGGAGCAGTTACTGCTGCAAAACTTGGCCAAAACGTAAACATAACTGGTGCGCAGGTTTCTGGTGATGTTAACACTACAACTGGTAAGTCTACAAAAGACGTAGGTGCACCCGCCACTACTCTTTTACCGTTTAAAATTGTTGGCTTCAGTGACCGTTCCGGTTCTGCTGCTGGTGATGCTAAAACGGATTTGCTAGTTAAATTTAATCTTGCTTACCATAATTATGGTACTGCATTCACGGCTATCTAAGGAGCGTAACTAATGGCTATTTCAAGATCACAACTGCTTAAAGAGTTACTCCCCGGACTAAATGCTTTGTTTGGCTTAGAGTACTCTAAATATGGTGACGAGCACGCAGAAATCTACGAAACTGAGACTTCTGATCGTTCGTTTGAAGAAGAAACTAAATTGTCAGGCTTCGGTGCTGCCCCTACTAAATCCGAAGGCGGAGCTATCGAGTATGACAATGCACAAGAAGCGTTCACTGCTCGCTACACGCACGAAACCGTTGCTATGGGTTTTGCAATCACTGAAGAAGCGATTGAAGATAACTTGTATGACTCTTTGTCTGCTCGTTATACCAAAGCATTGGCTCGCGCTATGGCGTACACCAAGCAAGTTAAAGCTGCCTCTTTATTGAATGGCGCTTTCACTGGCACTACTTATGGTGATGGTCAAACTCTTTGTTCGACTGCTCACCCACTAGTTTCTGGTGGCGCTAACTCAAACCGTCCTGCTGTAGGAGCTGACCTTAACGAAACTTCTTTGGAAGCGGCTGTTATTCAGATCGGTCAGTGGACTGATGAGCGTGGCTTAAAAATTGCTACACAGCCTAAAAAGCTCATCATCCCATCTGATCTACAGTTCGTAGCGACTCGTTTGCTTGAGACTGAAGGTCGTGTTGGTACGGCTGACAATGACATCAATGCTCTATCGAACAACGGTTCGGTTCCGGGCGGATACACTGTCAACCATTACCTAACAGAGCCTAATGCTTGGTTCTTAACTACTGACATTCCTAACGGCATGAAGCACTTTGTACGTGCGAAAATGGCAACCTCTATGGACGCTGATTTCGATACTGGCAACAGTCGCTATAAGGCTCGTGAACGTTATTCGTTCGGTGTGTCTGACCCACTTGGTATCTTCGGATCTCCGGGCGCATAAGTTTTTGCGTTGGGTTACTAAGGGAGCTTCGGCTCCCTTTTTTATTGTCTTTTATATTGTACTGTGATAAGTTAACACAAACCGGGAACATTTCGGTGGACTTGACAGCCCCGGCTGACGACATGTAGACAAGTTCACTTTAACTCACATGTGAGATTTTTATTATGGCTAATACTACATTTTCTGGGCCGGTCAATGCCACTAACGGTTTTGTCGGTACTATCAAAGTTACAACTTACACAGTTGCTTCAGCTCCATCTGCAGCTACCGCAGGCGCGGGTTCGCTAGTTTTCGTTTCTAACGGTGCTGGCGGCAACCCTATCTTGGCTTTCTCTGACGGAACAAACTGGAAACGTTCTGACACTGCCGCTACTATTTCTGCATCTTAATAGGAGGTTAATATGTCTAGTTCTGACATAAAAGCTAAAACTATGACTGCTACTGGAGCTATGGGCGTAGGTAGAGCGCGGATACGAGGGATGCAATTCTTAGCTGGTGCCGGCACTGCTCAGATTGTTATCAGGGATGGCAGTGCTACGGGTACTATTATTTTAGACGCTAAGTTCCTAGAGGCTGTAGCTGATTCAATGTACATACCAGATGATGGCATACTTTCGGTAGGCGACCCGCATGTAACTCTAACTAACGTAACTCAAATAGTGATTTTACATGCGTAGTTATTATGCCAAAGGCGGTAAGGTAAAAAGTACCGGCATGAAAGGTATGAGCCAGAAAAGTGGGGACAAGCGCCCCACTAAATCTGGTGCTGGTATGACTGCTAAAGGTGTAGCTAAGTACAGACGAAATAATCCGGGTAGTAAATTAAAGACGGCAGTTACAGAGAAGAAGCCTACAGGTAAGAGAGCATCCAGACGCAAGTCATATTGCGCTCGTTCTGCAGGACAGATGAAACAATTCCCTAAAGCTGCTAAAGATCCAAATTCAAGATTAAGGCAAGCGCGTAAGCGCTGGAGGTGTTAAGTGAAGGGCAAGAAAGTAAAAGGCTATATGAAAGGCGGAGACATTGGTGATTCTATGCCCGGCATTGAAGGCTTAGATGCTAAGTTTGGTCAAAGTGTTGCTGACGGTAATAAGGCTACGGGAGATGCTATAGCCAAACGAATTAAAAAAGCTAAAGATTCCGAAGCTAAGTCTATGGAAGGTAGAAACCTTACAGCTAAAGAAAAGAAAGCCAAGAAGCGCGCAGAAGACAACAAGAAGTTAGACGCTAAATCCAAAAAAATGATGGGCGCATCAAAGAGAAACAACACCACTAAATCGTCTCCTTTAGATGCTCCTAAGCCTCCAATGGCTGCTGGTGCTGGTGCTGGTGCTGGTGCTGCTATGGGTGGTATGGGCGGTGCTCCTAAGCCTCCAATGGGTGGTATGGGCGGTGCTCCTAAGCCTCCAATGGGCGGTATGGGCGGTGGTATGGGTATGCCTCCTAAGAAGCCACCTATGCCTATGATGAAGAAAGGCGGCAAGGTTAAGAAAGGCGGTTCTTGTGGCGGCTATAAAAAAGGCGGTAAGGTTCGCGGTGCTGGCATTGCTAAGCAAGGCGTTCGTGCCTGTAAGATGCGTTAATGAGAAAGGACTACAAAAAATCTTGTGGCTGCGGTAAGAAACGTAGTTATAAGAAAGGTGGTACCGTAAAGGACTCATGCTATAAGAAGGTGAAGGCCAGCTACAAGGTCTTCCCTTCTGCGTATGCATCTGGAGCTATCGCTAAATGCCGGAAGAAAAAGGCTGGTAAGTAATGCGTAGGTACTATAAGTCTGGTGGTAAGATTCGCAAAACAGCGAAGGGTGCTGCGTTAAAGCGTTGGTTCAAGGAAGATTGGAAAGACGTTAGTACAGGTAAGGCTTGTGGTAGAAAGAAAGGTGATGGTCGTGGTACGCCATACTGCCGTCCTAGTAAACGTGTATCTTCTAAGACTCCTAAAACGTCAGGCGAGATGTCTAGTTCTGAGAAGAGTAAGAAGGTAAGGGAAAAGAAAAGTTTAGGACAGCCAGCAGGTGCTCCACGCAGAGTAAAGTCGCTAAAACGTAGAGGTAAGTGATGCGTAGATACTTTAAGAAAGGCGGATTAACTAAACGACAAAAGACTACTTTGGAGGAGCATTCTGTGCACCATAGCAAAAAGCACATGGATGAAATGAAGAAAGACATGAAAAAAGGCGCTAGTTTTAGTGAGTCACATAAAACAGCTATGAAGAAGGTAGGTAAGTAATGGCTACATCAGGTACTACATCATTTGATATGGACTTCCCAGAGATCGCTGAGGAAGCGTGGGAACGTGCCGGACGTGAGATGCGTTCTGGTTATGACCTAAGAACAGCTAGACGCTCTATGAACTTGCTTACTATTGAGTGGGCAAACCGTGGCGTTAATATGTGGACTATAGATGAGAAGTCTGTAGACCTAGTTAAGGGTACGCAGTCATACACGCTACCTGCTGATACGGTAGATGTTATAGAGCAGGCTATACGCACTAATGAGGGCGTGCAAGCTACACAGAATGATCTTGCTGTAACACGTGTCAGTGTGAGTACTTACAGCTCACTCCCTAACAAGTTAACACAGGGTAGACCATCACAAATATTTATAGAGCGTGGTGCAGCTGCTCCTAAGTTATATGTGTGGCCTGTCCCAGATAAAAATACATACAAGCTAAACTACTGGCGTTTAAGACGTATAGAAGACGCGGGACAAGGGGCATACACAGCAGATATGCCGTTTAGATTTTTACCTTGTTTAGTAGCTGGTTTAGCTTATTATATTGCTATGAAGACTCCTGAGTTATCGGACAGAGTAGTAATGCTAAAACAGATGTACGACGAGCAGTTTGAGATGGCTTCTACAGAAGATAGAAGCAAAGTATCAGCTAGATTTGTGCCGCGTATTGGGTACCCATAATGGCTAAGTTTGCTGCAGGTAGAAAGGCGTTTGGCTTCTGCGATATATGTGGGTTTCGTATAAAAATCCGTGATATGAAGGCGGTTATAGTCAAGCGACAAGATACTGGATTATTAGCTTGTAGGTCGTGTTGGGACAAAGATCACCCACAAAACATGCAAGGGGAGTACCCAGTTACAGATGCAGAAGCATTACGTGTATCACGTCCAGACACAAGTTTAAGTGCAGACTCAGCTGATACCAGTAGTCGCGCAGTAGATTGGGGTTGGAACCCAGTGGGTACAGGGCCAAACACATTAATAGAAGTTAA